AGAGTATTCCGACAAGGTCAAGAAACGTCTCGGGCAGATGAAAAAAGTCTGGCATGACGAGCGGCGCGAGAAAGAGCGGGCACACCGGGAACGGGAAGAAGCCCTGCAATTCGCACAGCGAGCCCATGAAGAGAACCAAAAACTTCGTTATACCCTCGGTGCGGGTGAGAAAGCCTTTGTCCATGAGGTGACCAAGTCTGCCTCCGCTGAAGTATTAACTGCTAAAGAGAAATTAAAGCAGGCATACGACCTTGGTGACTCTGATCTAATCACCGATGCTCAAGAAGCTCTTACCGACGCAAAACTTCGGATGCGTGAGGTAGAAAACTTTCGTCCCTCTTTACAGCAAGATGATAGTAGTGTACAAAATACACAACAGGCTCAGACACCCCGCGTAGCACCAGTCGATAAAAAGGCTGAAGCATGGCGAGAAAAGAACCAATGGTTCGGTGTTGACGAGGAAATGACCGCCCTCGCATTGGGTTTGCACGAAAAATTGGTCCGGTCGGGTGTCGATCCGCGCAGCGACGATTACTACCGACGAGTTAATGAGACGATGAGAAAGCGGTTCTCGGATTATTTCGAGGACGCTGAACCGCAGCAGACTAGGTCTACTGCGCGCAGATCAGCCACTACAGTGGTTGCTCCAGCTACGCGGAGTACCGCGCCGCGTCAGGTCCGCCTGACACCATCGCAAGTTGCGCTTGCCAAGAGACTTGGCTTGACCAACGAAGCGTATGCAAGAGAATTGATGAAACTGGAGAATCAAAATGGCTGATAGTCGTCTAGCTCGTGAAGTAGAGAATCGGGAATCCGCTCAGCGCAAGCAAGCATGGACCCCGCCGGAAACCCTTCCTAGCCCGCGACCGGTAGCTGGGTGGGTATTTAGATGGATTCGGACGACCATTATGGGCCAAATGGACCCTACCAATGCGTCTGCAAAGTTTCGGGAAGGTTGGGAGCCTGTAAAGGCGGCTGATGTACCGGAACTGATGATGTTTAATGATCCCAACAGCAATACCCGTTTCAAGGACAACATTGAGATTGGTGGATTGTTGTTGTGTAAAGCGCCTGAAGAGATGGCTGCACAACGGGCAGATTATTACTCCCGCCAAGCGCAGTCTCAGATGGACGCTGTTGACAATAGCTTCATGCGGTCGAACGACGAGAGGATGCCGCTCTTTAACGAGAAACGCAGCAGTACGTCTTTTGGCCGTGGGAATAAATCTTAACTAGGAGTCTACAATGGCATATCCCACGATTGACAAGCCGTATGGCTTGCGGCCTATAAACCTGCTCGGCGGGCAGGTGTTTTCCGGTTCGACCCGCAATTTGCCGATTGCTTACGGCTACAACAGCAATATCTTCTACGGTGACTTCGTTCAACTGACTCGCGGTTCTATCACGCGTCAGGCCGTAATTGGTACGACTGCGGCAGGCGTTGGTCTTACGGGTGTCTTCCTCGGCTGTTCGTTTACCAACCCCCTCACCAAGCAGAAGCAATTCTCGCAGTATTGGCCCGCTGGTACGCTGGCTGGCGATGCTGTTGCTGTTGTCTGCGATGACCCGGATACGGTCTTCAAGGCAGTTGTTTGCACGGCTACCACGGTGGTTGGTTCGGCTAACCTTGCGATGATCGGCCAAAACATGGGTGCTATCGATAACAGCACTGGCGATGCTATTTCGGGTAACTCCCGCAATGCGCTGCTGGGAGTTGTTGCTTCTGGCGCTCCCGCAACGACTACGGGCCTTGTAGCTCGTGTTATCGATGTAGTTCGTGATACAGCGTTCGTCACTACTGGTGTTGGCTCGTCCTCCACCACGGCGGTTACGCTTACCACGGGCGTAGCAAGCGCGGTTGTGGCTGGTGCAGGCGTTTCCTTCGTTGGTTCTAACGGTCAGGTTATTGAAACTGGCTCGTTCATTACCGGCGCATTGGCTGCTGCTGCTACCTCGGCTACGCTTAACTTGGCGGTGTCGGCTCCTAACGCGGGTACTACGATTATTGTAATACCGTCTGCGTCCACGATCCTGTTCACCCAATACCCAGAAGTGCTTGTGAAGCTGAATTTCGGCGTTCACCAGTATTACACTTCTGTCGCCGCTGCTTAATAGGGAGCATAACTAATGGCTATTTCACGCGCACAGCTACTCAAAGAACTGCTCCCCGGCTTGAACGCTCTGTTCGGTATGGAGTACAGCACCTACGGCGAAGAACACAAGGAAATCTACGAAGTAGAGACCTCCGAGCGTTCTTTTGAAGAGGAAACCAAACTGTCGGGCTTCTCGGCGGCTCCGGTGAAGGCAGAAGGCACTGCGATTGCGTATGACAACGCGCAAGAAGCATGGACCGCACGCTACAACCACGAGACCATCGCGTTGGGCTTCTCCATCACCGAAGAGGCGGTGGAAGATAACCTGTACGACTCGCTCAGCAAGCGTTATACAAAGGCGCTCGCTCGTGCAATGGCGTACACCAAGCAGGTTAAGGGCGCATTTGTCCTGAACAACGGCTTTAGCTCCGCCAGCCCCGGTGGTGATGGAGTCTCGCTGTTCTCGACTGCTCACCCGCTGGTTTCCGGTGGCAGCAACAGCAACACCTTCACGACCCAAGCTGACCTGAACGAAACCTCCCTTGAGGCGGCGGTAATTCAAGTAGCAGCATGGACCGATGAGCGTGGTCTGCTGATCGCAGCCAAGCCCCGCAAACTCGTTGTACCCCCGGCACTGATGTTTGTTGCTAAGCGACTGCTGGATACGGAACTCCGTGTCGGCACCACTGACAACGACATCAACGCGCTGAAGGCGATGGGCTCGATCCCGGAAGGCTACAAGGTCAATCACTTCCTCACTGACACCAATGGTTGGTTCATGATGACGGATGTGCCCAATGGCCTGAAGCACTTCGTCCGCACCCCGCTGGCTAACTCAATGGACGGTGATTTTGACACTGGAAATGTCAGATACAAAAGTCGTGAACGATACAGCTTCGGCTGGTCGGACCCGCTTGGCGTGTTTGGCTCGTCAGGTTCCACCTGATCTAGCTTCTCTTGCAGGTAGCCGGGGTAAACCCCCGGCTTTTACGCCCTCCTTGTGGGGGCGTTTTTTATTTTAATTAGCCTCTTTCTTTTTCTTTCAATATGTAGTAAAAATTGATTACCAAGATTACATTGGCTTGTTGACTGACTTGGCAGACTTATCCTCAAAGACAGCAAGCCCAAACTGAGGAATCATCATGTCTTTCTCGACTTTTTCTGGTCCTGTTCGTTCTGGCACCATCCGTGAAGGCACCGTAGCTCAAGGCCGTAACGCTGGTCTTGTTGTACTTGGTCAATCCTATGACTCTGGCGACCTTACTGGCGCAGTAGTAGGTAGCGTCGATACGCTAATCATAAACGTCCCAGAAGGCTCGCAAATCGTTGATATCACGGTAGATCAGGTTGTTGCTGCAACCGCTGGTACAACGACGATTTCGGTGGGTAACGCTACTGGCGGCGCACAGCTTATGGCAGCAGTTGCTACCACTGCTGGTGGACGTTTCCGGGGTACGGCAACGGCAGCAACGCAGCTTGCATGGCAGACTTCTAATACGGCAGACACGACGGTGTATGTCCGGGTGACAGTAGCTACCGCTACTCTGACGGCGGGTCGCTTTGTCCTCACCGTTCAGTACATCCAGCGTTCCGATAGCGGCACTCAAAACCCCGCCAGCGCCTAATAGCTGAATAGGGAGCAATGCTCATGGCAAAAACTAATTACTCGCCCACGTTCCCAATGTATCCGGGCGATGCGGGGGCTGTAACCACTAGCGATACAGTCAACTTTTCCACGCCCTCTGTCGTGTTTGTGGGCGGCGGCGGTACTGTGCGTGTCCTGACTGCTCAAGGCAGCGATGTCACGTTCGTTGGGGTGTTAGCAGGTTCTATTTTGCCTGTGCAGGTGACTCGCGTTTACGCAACCACGACAACTGCTACAAACATGGTTCGGATTTTCTAATGTCATTCGGGTTCGGCATGGGGCTTCCACCGGCGGCATCTGCTGCTGGAGGGCCGTCGCTTAATTTGCAGTTCGCAGGCAACTCCGTGCTCGACTCTAGGATTACGTTCACCAGAGCCAGTACGGGGACGTACTTTAACTCTGCCGGGGTGCTAACCAGCGCAGCAATTAACGAACCACGCTTTGACTACAACCCAACCACGCTGGCTCCGCTGGGCTTGCTGATTGAGGAGCAGAGGACGAATCTTGTATTAAATAGTGCTACGCTGATAACACAAAGCGTAACTGTTACTGGCGTTGCACACACGCTGAGTTTTTATGGTACTGGAACTGTAGTCATATCAGGCACGGGCACAGGAACCCTTGTAGGTTCTGGAGCATTTCCGACCCGCAGTACGTTGACATTTACACCAACTGTTGGCGTTGTAATTTTGACTGTTACTGGTACTGTTACCCAAGCACAACTAGAAGCCGGTGCTTTCGCCACCTCGTACATCCCCACCACCACAGCAGCAGCAACCCGCGCAGCAGACGATGCCTCTATTACTACGCTGACGCCTTGGGTCAATGCGACGGAGGGGACGTTGTATTCAGAGTCGCTTTTAACGCGACAAAACGCAACGTCAGGGACTAATGTGTTCTATATTTATAGCACTTCAAGCAGTGTAATAAAACTGTACTACCGAGGCGCAGGGACCACAGGCGCAACTGTTGTTGACGCAACAGTAACCCAAGCTGATCTAACCCCTACTGGAGCGCTGACCGCCAATACAGTTGCAAAGCTTTCTCTTGCGTACAAAGCAAATGATTTTGCGTCATCTGGGAATGGTGGAACAGTAGTGACAGATGCGTCTGGAACCGTTCCTACTGGACTGTCCCAAGTTTTACTTGGTAGTCCCAGCGCGTACCTCAACGGCTACATCCGTACCATCACTTATTACCCCCGCCGACTCAGCAACGCTGAACTTCAATCCATAACGGCATAGACATGGACTACTTACTAAAATTTACCAGCAAAGCAGCCGCTGAAAATGCGCTGTTTACAGAATTAACCGAGACGATTGACGGCGTAATAGAGACATCCCCGCGCCCCAAGTACACGGCAGTTGACGTTATCGGCACGATCTACAAGGCCACGGGCAATTTCACGACAGTTAATGGGCTTAATATCCCCGAAATGGTCGCAGTAACCGGGTATCACGCCAACGTGCGGCATAACGACGAAGCCCCAGAGTTGGACCAGTACATTGTTGAGGTAAATACCCCGGCGAGAGTTTGGGCGTAATGGCTAAGACACCAGCGTGGACCGCTACCTTGACCAACTGTACCGCTACTGTTGTCTATGGCTAAAAAGGGGCTGGTTCACAGCCACACGGTGTAGCATCTAATGACAGCAATACCTATTGGCTGGACAGCTTGGACAACAATTTGCTATGTCATGGTTTAAAGAAGCTATACAAGACCTACACGCAACGCTGACCAAACCGGACAAGTAACGTGGCATGGGTTGATATAGACGGTACACAGACCCCCAACTGGGGGGATATCAATACAAGTTATGTTGTCAGCGCGCTTGCATTCCAACTCGACGCGTTTCAAAACGACGGATTTCAAATATCCGGGATCATACCCACATGGGTGGGTATAGACACCTTACAGATTCCCGGCTGGGCTACGCTGTCTCTCGCAGGATCTCCCGCATGGGGGGATATTAATATAATACAGACTCCCAATTGGACTCCTGTTACCACTTGACTAGAGTTTTTTTATTTGGTCTACTGGGTAAAGAGGTTTTACCTATGGCTAAATCGCCCGCTTGGACCCGTAAAGAGGGGAAAGCTCCCGCTGGCGGATTGAACGCCAAAGGTCGCGCCTCATACAACAAGGCCAATCCCGGCAAGCCGGGACTAAAAGCCCCTCAACCAGAAGGTGGTTCCCGCAGGGACTCTTTCTGCGCCCGAATGTCAGGGATGAAGAAGAAGCTCACTAGCGAGAAAACCGCTAAAGACCCTAATTCTCGTATCAACAAAAGCCTCCGGGCGTGGAAGTGCTGACATGGCATCGCCTAAGCCTAAGAATCCTTCGCTCTGGGCCAAAGTTCAAGCAGAAGCTAGGTCAAAGTTTGACGTCCACCCCAGCGCGTACTCCAATGCTTTTGCGTCTAAGGAGTACAAGAAGCGCGGTGGCACATGGTCTGGACCCGACAATCGGGTAAATAAAGGTGGCTAAGAGCGGTCTTGGCAAATGGTTTGGTGAGAAGTGGGTCGATGTAAAGACCGGCAAAGAGTGTGGTAGGTCTGGGGCTGATGACAAGCGCGGGTATCCCGCCTGTAGGCCCAAGGCAGCAGCAGCGAAGATGTCGCCTAAGCAGAAAGCTACGATAGCGGCAAAGAAAACGGGGCCAACCAGACAAAGCTGGCCGGTTACACCAAGCGGAAAAACGAGGAAGAAGTGATGCCTAAGAAACCCGAAGGAATGGACCAAGACACTTACGAAGGTGGCGAGAATGAGTCTAGCTATTACCCCGGTATGCCAGACAAGCCCGCTCCTAAACCTAAAGCACCTGCTCCCAAGCCCAAAGCTCCCGCTCCTAAGCCTAAGAAAATGGCATCTGGTGGCTATGTCTCCAAAGCTGATGGTTGTACTCAGAGCGGCAAAACCAAAGGGAGGTTTGTGTGATGGCAAAGCCCAAGTTTGACTTTAAAGAACTCTTCAAAGGTAAGGAAACTGAGAGTGAAGAGTTGAAAGAGGGGCGGGCTATTAAGTCCGGCAAAATGACGCCTGAGCAGTATGCCAAAGGTGAGAAAATGGAGAAGCCTAAGAAGGCTAAGAAGGCTAAGAAGGCTAAGCCCAAAGCCAAAGGCTACAAGGCTGGCGGTACTGTTCGTATGGCTGACGGGGGTATGAATCCCCGTATGTCGCGTGGGTTTGGTCCCGGTATCGCTGCTGGTATGGGGCGCAGCGCAAGGAGTGTTCCCGGTGGTCCGGGCATGGCGGCTATGACGGGCGACGATTCACGTGTCACTCTTCCCGGTGGTCCGGCTGTTCCCCCTCCCGCACGTTCCATGATGGCTAAAGGCGGCGGTGTCAAAACTAAGGTTAAAGGCCCAGCTAAAAGCGTCTCCATGAAGAAGAAGTACATCTAATGATGCCTTCTCGCGGCATGGGTGCCGTCATTTCTACAAAGAAGCCTAAAGTGCGGACAATTGTTAAGCGCGATGGGCCACTGCCAGTGAAGATTCTTCGCAAAGGCG